ATGGAGGAGCTTGGCTTCCAGTTCATATCATGGAATCCATACGACATGGCCATGATACGGTCCTCGATGGGCTTGCAGCAACGGCTTCAGGTGCAGATTGCGGAGATGCTCAAGGGCGAGCATATGGGACTAGCCCGGTGGGCAAAGAACCTAACGGATGAACAGGAGTTGAGTCGGGATGGCTGGAGGCCAGTTACTGGTGCGGGGCCTGCTTTCAGGGAAGCACCCTATGTTGGGGTGAATAAGAAATTTGACGATGTTCCTAATCCCATTGAACACGGACATCCCGAACAAGGGCAATGGGTGTTCCCCAAGAATGTGGCTGAAAGTATTGAGGATATGTTCGCCCCGCGTAAATGGCAGGCTTGGCGTAAACAGCATCGAATCGGTGGTGTGCGGGTAGGCATTGATGCAAAGCTTGACGATTTAGTCTTTATCCCCAAGCGAGCAAAGCTGTATGGGTCTTTGTTCCAGCAGGTAGACTTTGCGTCTAGGATGGGGCTTTCAGGATTTGGCACTTCGCTCTATCGCATCATTGAGGGGATGAGGTTGCTGGGCGTGGGGATGCTTCGGTCAGACCCAGACGCTTACCATCAAGCGTTTCGGCATCTTGTAGAGGCGCATACCCATATAGTCAATATCCCCAAGGGTTGGCGGAATATGGTCGAGGCTAACTTTAGCCCTAGGTATCGGGAGGTGTTGCGGAATACGCTAAACTCTCAAACGCCTATCTACGACGATACTGCCCTGTCTGAATATACCTGGTTCAATTTGCAACTCTATGGCTTGCATGTTAAAGACCCCACGATATTCGGCCCAGATGACCTATCACAAGTAGTGGAACGTCTGGTTGCGACAGGCGCGATAAAGAAGGTTGGGAAGGCGATCAAGGCCGCTGAGATGGCTATGCGGAGAGGTCTGTTTGATGGCGTGTATCCAGCAGCCATTATGCATGATGTGCAGTATAATTTGATCCCGTTAATCCGAGCCACTAATCCTGACTGGACAGCGGCTCAAGTTATGAGTGCCGCTGCCAAAAGGGCTAATAAGCGATGGTCCACTATCCCGAAGGAGCAGAGTGTTGTTCGTGGAAACTGGAGAGAGGTGCTGACACGGACAAGCTTCTCTCTCAATGAGAATGAGTCCTTCTTCCGCCAAACAGTGGGGATGGTTCGAGGCCCGGAAAAAATGTTCTGGACCACCCATTGGGCAGGGGCGTTCCTGTTTATGGCTGCGGTTGGGAACTTGATCCACTCGAAGGTTACGGGCGAGCCATTGCCCAAGGATAGGTATGTCCCTTTCAATCTTAAAGGATGGTATACCTTCGGATATGGGTACAACCCGTCCTTCCTTTCGCCTGATATCCCTATACCTACTCGGGCTGGCGACAGGGCAATGCTCGATCTGCTTATGCAGTTTGACTTCATGTTTAGGCTGACTGATGGAGGGTATGGTATACCAGCCGTTAGCTTTCTTAATGCGAGGCTAGGGACAACTCCCCGTGCGATCTTAACCCAGGCAACATCTAAGGATTACAAGGGCCGAGATATTGCTGAGTGGGGATATCTCCAGAGGGCTTTGCAGTTTGTAACTGACGAGTTTGCCCCCATTGGGGCAGGGCAAGGTGCTATAGCCTTGGCGCGGACTGCATTCAAGGATAAGGAAATTTCTGGGGTGACACCTCTAGGTATGCCAGTTATTGAACCTGGAGCTACCCTAGAAAATATCGCACCGTCTATTGAAAGCAGGCATAGTGGGTTGGGGATAGCGTTCCAGAGTTTGGGGTTTAACCTCAAGACTCCATCAGGTGAGATGCTAAAGGACAGGATGGTGGAGCGGGTATTTGGCGAGGGCAAGCATCCTGACCATGAAGGGCTGGTTCTCAAGACCTGGCAGGATTTAAGCAAACATAAAGACAGTCCAATCCTGTCGCGCATTGTACACCAGGATGCTCGTAATGTCCGAGAAGTCCGCGAGCTACTTGAGCGTCGGCAGGAAGGGGCTGAAGACTATTTTGACGACTTTGGCAAAATGGTCGAGGAGACTCGGGAGTCATCCAGGAAGCGGCTCGTAGACCAGAGAGCAATCGTTGACGACACCACAGCGATGCTCTGGGACCCTAAGCTTGAATTGGCATGGTCTCCCTCTACCTTTCGGAGGAAGCTCAAGACAATTAACAGGAAGCACAGGGTAACGGTAGAGGCGATTAGAAATGTCTATGGCCAGGACCCTAGTGTAGCAAGACTTATGGAGAAGGGATCTGCGGAGCCAGACGCAGCTAAACAGCCGTTGAGCTGGGCCATTCACAATTGGGCACGATTGCGTCAGAAGCATAGCGACCCGGTTACTGACGAGGTTGACTTCACTGCCTTTGATGCAGAGTGGGAGGCAACGCTTTCTGCTTATGACGATGATATGGCTGATGAGTCTGGTGCGTTGGCTGCTCGATTCGACAAGTGGTTGGATCAAGGCGATCATCACCCCTTTGTTGAGCAGTACTATGACGCATTGGGGCAGATCGATGACGCAGGATATTGGGATAATACAACAAGTCCTATCCTGGCAAGTACTATGGCTAGACTCAGCCAGGGGTTTAACCAGGGGTTGGCCCCTATTGGCAAAGATGCCGAGGATATCTGGAGTGATTACTTAAAGGCTTCGGCAGAGGAGCGACGACGTTTAGCAGGCCATAGTAACGGGATCGTCCGGCGTATTGTTAAGGACATGACCAAGGCGCGAAAGATCCATCGCTACCAAACCGTTATAGCAAACCCTGGGATTGACCGACTGTTGATTATGTGGTTCGGCAACACTCCATATGTTCGCAGTAACGGTCAATTCTATAAAGACCTTTACGGGAAGTTCCCGTCATCGTATCGAACAGACCCAAGACGCTAGGAGGTATAGGATGGTAACAGAGAAGCAGGAATCAGTACAGGCACCACTGCCGGAAGCCCCGCCACCAGATAACGTGGCACCAGAGCCGCAGAACTCCATACTTAGTGAGATCGATAAGCTTAATGCCGCACCTGAAATCAACATCGAGGAGCCGCCCCCGGCTACTGAGGCTACTGCTGAACCAGTAGCTGAGACCCCAGCCGCTACACCAGCACCTGCACAGCCTGCGGCTGCCCCGCCTCCTGTGCAGGCAGAAGTCCCGGCGGCACCTGCCGCACCCCAGCCCTCGCCGGAGCAGCTCCAGCAGCTTCAATCGCAGGCTGCTGAATACGAGAAGATGAGGCAGCAGGCAGCCATTCAGAACGAGACCCGGAAATACCAGCAACGGCTTGAAAACCAAGGGTATACCACTGATCAGGCCGAGGAGGCCGCGACTCAGTACATACAGTCGCAGCAGGCACAACGCAACTTAATGGCAAAGGCTGAGGAGTACGGCCAGCATCTTCTCGGGAAGGTGTCAGCCTCAGAGCATTTCGCCCAAAAGTACAACCTTAGCCTGACTGACCTGCCTATTTTAAGGCAGGCTGAAGATCCTAAAGTAATGGAAGAATTGGCAAAACGAATTGCGGATAGCAATAAAACACAGGCTGAATTGGAGCAGCTACGAAAGGCCCAGGTCCCACCGCAGCAATACGATAGCTCGCAGGGCGAGCCGCAGGTTGCATCTAGTGACGATAGTTGGTTGGATAGGTATAATGCTGGTGACAGGTCGCCTAATGCTGTGGCGGCAGCCAGACGTGCTGTAGGAATAGAATAGGCTAGGAGGTCTTAAATGGCACAAACAGCCACTACTGGAAATTTGGAGAATGCCCAGAGAATCATCATTGCCGCCGCCCGGTTTACCGAGGAGCATAATGCTCCAGCGTTGGCTTTGATTGAAAGCTTTACGCTTGGGAAGGGTAACAAGCAGGTAACTGTTCCGAAGGTCGGGCAGATGACCATGAGTGACCTGCAAGATGGCGTTGACATTGTAGATGAGGAAGATATTGGAATGACCACCGTTGACCTTACGGCCAGCGAGGTTGGAGCCAAGGTCATTCTCACGGACAAGTTGGTACGGCAATCAGCCGCCAATGTTATGTCCATCGTGGGCCGTCAGCTTGGTGACGGTATGGCTCGCAAGAAAGATACCGACGTACATTCCCTCTATTCAGGGCTTAACGGCGGCACCACTTTCGGTACGGCTGGCACTACGTTCAGCCTCGCCAACGTGGCAGGCGCGATCACTCGTGCCAAGGCCAACAAGTTCGGGAGCCAGGTATATATACTCCAGCACCCGAATGCTGTGTATGATATTGCAAGTACGGCAGTAACAGCATCGGCCACCTACCCGGTTCCTGCCGGATGGTCTGCGGACCTGCTCGGCAACTTCTTCAGTGGGCTGAGGCCCTTGAACGGAGTGCCCATCTTTGAGGATGGGAACCTTGCGGTGGACTCTTCTGACGATGCCATCGGCGTGATTGCCGACAAGAGCGCAATGGCTGTGCTGAAGAGCGTGGACACCAGGACGGAGAGGCAGAGGGACGCTTCCCTCCGAGCCACTGAGCTGGTGATGACTGCTGACTATGGTGTCTTCGAGCTTGACGATTCCCGTGGCGCAGCGATGACATATGATGCGTCTGCACCGTCCACTACTGCCTAGCTAGATTAGGTTTATGCCTAGAGGAGGACTAGCATGGTAACAACAACTGACAGACAGCGGATGAGATCGGAGCTGGTAGCTCAGGGGTACTCTTGGGAATATGTCGATGAATGGCAACCCAAGACCACTCTGTACCGCCATGCACCGGGGCTGAATGTTGATGGCAATGAGGTGTTTCCCGTAGGAACCCCCATCAAGGGGGTTCCGGGAAACCCTGACTATGTTCTCAGGAAGGCCAGGTTGGGTATGTTCCCATACCCGCCTGGAGAGACCTGTGAATGCAGGTGGTGCAGTGTTCGGAATACTCACGCTGAACCAATCACCGAGGAAGGCGAGTCTGTCGTAGAGGAATCATCTGTGACTTGCCAGGATTGCGGTGAGGCCGTGAAGGCGTTGACTAAGTCGGGCGCACTATCTAGGCTCCGCGTCCATATGAAGACGCACAAGGTTGCCGTATAGCTGTAACGATTGACCGAGGCTATACGGTCTCTACATATCGGTTGGTCGCAGGGCATAGAACCTGCTCAAAACAAAACCTTTAAGGAGGTTGGATATGTCTTTCCCAGCAACTCAAAGTGGACGGTATGGTTTTGAAAAACAAACCACATCGACTAAGAGACAGGTCTACGGAGCGACAATGGCCCTTCCAGATGGAAGGGTATATCGCTATGTGGAGAATGGTGGAACTGCAATTGGTGAAGGGCTGGTTGTGGCCAGCGAGGCTCCAGCAGGCAACCATGATGAAGACTTGGTAGTGGCAACCAGCGGTTCTGCTGGTGGATTTACTATCGGGGTCACCCTTGGGGGCACCGCTGCTGCGGAGAACCTTTATGCAGAAGGGTATCTATTCTCTAACCTGGCTGCTACAACTCCGCATGAGATGTACAA